GTAACAGTGCAAAAACGCCCCCGGTCTGTTCCTTTCTTTCTCCAGATTTAGCGGCGAGGCTGACCCCGCCGAACCGGTTTATAAGGCGGGCCGTCGTTGCATAGCCCAAAACGTGGATCAGCATTTTAGCCGATTCAGGAAGCAGAGCCTCCACGCGGGCCAGTTCATCAGGATCAAGCGTTATCTTCACGTTTAGCCCTCCGCCTTGCGTCAACGGCCAGCGCTTGCATCAGCTTTGTGAGTTCTTCCGTCGTCAGCCAGTCCACACGCTCGCGGTTAAACATGTGTTTAGCCATGCTTTCCGCGTATGACCACGGACGACTAGCGTCTGCCAGCTGCGCCTCGACCTTGCTCAGCAGGCCCTCGCGGGTTTTCGGGACCGACGGGCGGCGGCCATGCTTTCGTGTCTGGCGGGGAAAACCCGCCATGTGCATATACTCTTTGACGGTCTGGAGTTCCTCAAGGCTGCAACGGGTCGCGCTAGTCTTCCCGGTCAGGCGCTGGAGCGTCTGGCGGTAGGTCTCGTCGTCCCATTGCAGGAACGCCTGACCTGCCTTGATAGCCCCGATCATCTTTTTGGCGTTCGGTGTCACTTGTTAGCCTCCTGCCCATCGAGTTTTATTTCACCCGTTTGAGGATCAAAAACATATCGGTGGACTAGTTGCATGTAGGCCGCATGTGCGATTTTTACCTGGTGCAATGCATCAGCTAGCGCATTGTGTTTTTCACCGGCAAACGAAATCGCTTTTACATTAATCCCCGACAGGCGCACCAGAGTGCGTAGATCGGCAATGTCCCAAAATTTCCAGGGATAGGCGTCGTCACCTTTGGCAACACGGTCAAACCATCCCTCCAGAATAGTGATGTCGAAGACCGAACCATTGCCCCACGGGATGCAGCGACCACCGCCCGCGCTATGCAGGAAAGTCCGTAGCTCATCTGCAACTTCGACGGGGAGACGTTTACCGCTAAATGCAGCATCGCGTGCTTCTGCGCTCTGTTTATCCCACCATTCAAGGGTGCTTATTTCCGGCAAACCATAAGATAGAGCAGCATCACAACTCATTCGCTCGTAGAACGTATTGCCCACATTACCGGTCAGTAGATCAAACTGTACGGCGGCGATAGAAAGCACCGGACAGCCACGCTTTTTACCCAAGGTTTCGATATCGATCATGATGTTGGTCATTTGGCCAGTCTCCACTTAGTTTTATAACGTTCGATTGCTGCCTTCATTTCCTGCTTAACAGCGCCCGTATGGATGGTATGGCCTGCGAGGTCGTAGAACCTTAACCTGGCTTTTCCCGGGACCTCCGGCGTCTCCACAACGGTGGACAGATTGCTGAAGGTATAAACCCGGGTTTTTCCGCCATCGCGGTAGTCGCAACCCTTAACGGTGAGCATCTTCAGTGCCTCCCTTGCTGCTTTCCCAGTGAACCAGCGACGCCCGCAGTTTTGGGCTACGCCCGACAGCGGCACGGAACGCGCCCATCGTCTGGAACATCAGGATCGGAATCCTGTTGCGCAGGATGCGGTCGAACTCCATCACCGCGCCTTTGCTGCTCTCCCAGCCGTCAAGCATGTAGAGCGCGTCGACGTGCTCAATCCATCCCAGCGTGATGGCCATGTAATGGTCGTGAGTCCAGCCGTTCGGCAACGAGGCCGGGTTGTAGACGGTGTGTCCTTCGCTGCGCAACTGCTCCGCCACTTCATTGAATTGCGGGCGGTTAAAATGCGGGATATCCGTCATCGGACCGGAGACCATGATCCGCAGACCCGGCCCCGGGACCAGCAGCGCCGGAACTGCTGGCGGGAGTTTTTCCCGCTGGAGTCTGAGCGATTTCACAGGCCACCCCCGATCAACTTTGTTTCACTTGTTGCACCGTTGACACCGTGACTTAGTTGCGCCTGACGCCCGGAAAGTACTCCCGCCAGTCTGGCCGAGTCGCTGTTATTGCACTGACGGGCCTCACGGCAGGAGCCGGTCTCCAGTCCGCTAAGCTGGCGACTGCGGTACACATCCATAAGCGTGGTCTCTGACTCTGTCGGGGCCAGCTCCGCGACAATGTGATAGACGCCACTCGCCCAGCCCTCGCAGAACTGGTCCGCCTGAGCGGTGCGGTTAGCGGGCTTGGTGTTGCGGTGTATACCGGCCACAAATTCCTTGCGGGCGGCGGTCATCTGGCGGGCCAGAACGTCGAAAGCATAGGCGGCAATTTGTGGGCGAGAGTCCGGGCCGTAGAAGGTCACGATGCGGCGCTGCTGGCTGTAGAAGTATTTTCCCTCACGCCATGCGTAATAAGCCTGTACGCCGAAAGCACGCTTGATAACCTCGACGAGATAAACCAGGTATTTCGGCGGGGTCTGCGCATGGTTCGGGGAGCCTTTAGAGCTGGCCTCGGTGATGCCAGCGGATTCGGCCTCCAGCTCCGTGACGTTGTGCTCACGCATCAGATTCTGCGCCTGACGCAGCGCGGCGGCTGCTTCGTTCTGGTTGGTCGCTTTACGTGCCAGATTCAGCAGTTTTTTTATTTTGGCGAGATACTTTTCTTTATTCATGGGACACCTCCAGACGGCTGGCCAACTCCTGCGCCTGTTCGGTGGTGGCGGGTTCAAATTGCGGGTGATGAATACCGTCCTCTGTAACGACCTCCAACTCATGCATATGGAACAACCCGCCCAGAGTCCAGTTACAACCGTGATTTTTCCCCTTTTCCTCGGACGGGGACCCCTTGCCCGTCAGTCGTCCCACGCAACTGAACGCCAGCATCTTACGGTTTTCAGAGTCAGCGCCTGACTGAATCAGTAGGTTCTGGGACTGGACGGTTCCACACATTGGACAGACAAAAGCCCAGTCCATTTTGTCGACGTTCTGGCTCTGAATCAGCGCCCGAAATTGCTCTAAAGTTAATGTTTTCATATTCGGATTCCTGAATTTTGGCGTAGCGCCGCCCCGGCGGGTTTACGCCAATATTTTTTAATTACGAATTAACGGCTAATTAATCAGCCAGCTTTCCTGAGTGTTTCAACCTTAACGAAATAAGGCTCCCGGTTTATTTCCACCACGCAGCCGCATTTAAAATCATGAGCTTGTGCGACAGTTTTCACCGCAGGGCCACCACGCAGGGCCGGGTGGGCGGTGTGTATGAATATCGTCCCGACCGGGTGGGACTTATTGAACTGTTGAGCATTCATAAAAAAAGTCATTCCTTTTTAGATGATTAATCAGACGCAGACGGGCTAAAAAATCAAATTCAAATCGGCGACGCTTCAGCCCATAAAACGCCATCCACCCCGACAGGACATCGCCTGTAATTCGTGGGTGTTTCGCCATTTACACGCCCGCCATATCCAGCGGGATGGCTCGATACTCGTCAGAGTCGCCGACGCGCTCATAAACGCGAATATAAGACTTGGTCCCGACAACCTGGACGGACTCACTGATAGCCATCATCGCGTTCTGCCAGCGCTCGTCGTTGATTTCCAGACGGCGCAGGGCCAGCACGCGCCCGGTCTTGATGTTGCCCTCTGAATCACTGGCGAACGCCTCATTAATCAGGGCGTGAATCTCCGGGCTTGCGCCTTTGGTCCAGTCGGCCAGACACTCGTCAATAAGGGTTTTAGCTGCCTGTAAACGCTCGTCAAATTTGATGTTTTCAGCCATCTGGCGCTGGATTTTGAAGCGCCCGTCGTAGGTGAACAGGGTCACGTTGCCCTTAGCGCCTCCGGTCTTCGCGCCGTACTTCTCCGCCGACAGGTCAACGAACGCCTGAACGTCGGCGATAGCACGCTCTTTCAGCTCGCGTAATGCGCTGGAGACCGTGATGGCCAGTTCCACCAGTTCGCCGACCAGAGCGTCGCGGTCCTGGTCGATTGGCTTCACCAGACTGACCGGGGTCAGGACGCCGCGAGCGTCGGTCCAGTAGCCTTCCGGGGCCGGGGTGGTGGTGTATTGCTTAACAGTATTTTGAGTAGTCATAACGTATTAACTCCAGTTGGTTTAATGAAAAGATTCTGACCAGACGACTTTGCAGCCGTTGGTGTAAAAATGGCCCTGCCGGTATTTGCCAGACACATCACAGCCAAACTCCAGATAAGCGGCCCGACCGTGATGGATCATGTTTTCGCAGTACGCGCAGCGCTCGACGCGAATCACTGGCTTAGCGCCCGTTAGCGTCACGGTCTTGACCGTCACCCCCTCACTACTGAGGGCCTTAATCACCATGCTGGCTGCGTCCATAGACTTCAGGAACGCCTCCGTTTTCATCCCGTTGACCATGATGGCCCCCTCAGTTAATCAGCATTTCTGCGAACTTACGGACCGCGCCAGCATCGACCGGCACGCCATTTAACTGGCTGTAGCGGTGGCAGCCGCGCAGCAGCTTAAACAGGCGGCGTGCATTGCCTTTGGAGGCTTTAAACAGTGCATCCGATACCGCCGACTCCTGAGCATCGTCCAGCACGCTGGAGGCTATCGCGTCGATATCCTCACGCGGCAGCACGTCACCCAGCGCCAGCGCGAAACCTACGCGGGAATACAGTTGTTTAAGCTCGCCGCGCTTGCCCTTGAGGTTGATTATCAGGCGGGGCATCCCTGCCAGTACAACGCCGATCCCTGCCTTGTCATGAATACGGCGAATAACTTCCAGCGCCCGCAGTGGCAAGTTCTCCGCCTCGTCGATTAAAAGAACTCGACCTGATTCACGTAACGCCCCGATGATTGCGTCGCTCAGTTCGTGCATGTTGCCGCGACGGTTGAGGCCCAGCTTCGCGCAGAGTTCCTCCAGTACGACGCGGGCGGTGTAGCCCGGGTCAGCTTCCAGAAGAATGGCCCCCGGATTCTCCGCCGCGTACTGGCGCATCATCATTGTTTTGCCCATTCCGGCGTCGCCGTAAATAACGTTGATATCTCCATCGAGGTGGGCGAACTTAATTACCTCAAGGCAGCGGGTCGCGGTAAAAGTACGGATGAAAGAGACCGGCAGCTTCTGACTGCGTTCTTTCTCCGCTTCACGCTTAATCAACGCGGCTATGGCGTCTTCCAGACTGGCCACATTGCCCGGGTATTTGCCCTGTAAATACTGGCTAATGACCGCCGAGCTTTTGCCGATAGCGCGGGCAATCTGTGATTGATTCCAGCCACGCAGGGCCATGAGTTCGTTCAGTTGTGCAATCATAAAAACCTCGTTTAGTCGTTATTCCAGGTGCCAGTCTTTTTTGCGGAGTGTTCCCGGTCGGCCTGTAAAAAGTGATATTCGTGCTGCTCTGCTTGCTGTAATTCCGATTGGAGAATCTGGCCGAAATTGAAGTCCGGCAGGACTGGAGCCTCCAGAGCGGGACGGCCCTCGGCTTCGATTTCGCGGCGCTTGGCGTCGTTCAGGTTCATGCGACGCTTACGACGTTCTTCCATTGCCGTGGTCATTGCAGTGACCGGTACGGCGGCAACCTTGTTGCCATTCCAGAGGGCTTCGCAGACGAACGAGCCATCCATGCGGCGGACGATGACGCGGGTCGCGTCGTGAATGTCGTAAGCGACGCGGACTTCTTCGCCATCGACGTCGATCAGTTGCTCGCTGAAATAACTGTTATTTTGCAGTTCCAGCCAGCCACGCTGGGCTATGCGGACCTGTTCTGGCATGAACATTTCGCGCAGTTCGACGGCGCTCAAATATTCGATTTCGTCGCCTTCTTCAGCTAGTGCTGCGCGGCGGGCCTCCATTGGCGTCATGTATTTACCGTCGACTTTTGGCAGTTCGCTGTGGCGGTGGGTCTCGTTGTATTTGAAAACCTCCTCCTCAATAACATCCAGCAGTTGCGCCCAGCTCGGCAGTTTGGCCAGCGCGTTACGCTGAACCGGGTTTAATTCTTTGTTCTTATCCAGCGCGTTAACTGCGGAGTTAATGCGGACACTCGTCAGGCGGACGTTCTCACGGTCGGCTCCGTGGCCGTTATAGGTCGGGTACTTTTGCGCAACGGCGCGGGGGATGACGCCGTTCAGGCGTTCAATGATGCCGCGAGCCTGCGGGTTGCCGGGGATGCCGGTCATGTGCTCGATATTAAGGCGCGGGAAAATACCGGTTGTGTCAGCGTCTAAGGTTTTGTTTTTCTCGCCGCCGCCGTTATCTGAATAAGTAAACAGTGGTTTTCCGTGCTGGCTTATCGCGTGACGGAAAGCATCGGCAACGGCGATCACATTCTCAGAAAGAGACAGACTCCAGCCCACGACAACACGGGAACGGCCATCAATGACCATCGTCAGCTCCGGGGTGAAGGGGCGACCGTGTATCGGGTGGGCGACCTTCATGTTCAGGCTCTTACCATCCGATACCCAGCAGCCGTTCACCGGCATGGTGGACCAGTCGCGTTTAACGTAAGTTTCAAGCGCTCGCGCAGCGGAACCAGTGACACGGCCCCGGGCCTTTTCACGGCGTGGCAGCTTATCCATCGCACGTAAAACGGCGTGATAAGACGGGCAAGCGGCGAACATTCCCGGCTGGTCGGCGTATTCCTTCGCCCATTCCTCCGCGAAGTCGCGATAGGCTGCCTGCACGCTCGGGCCGTTCAGGTTGCGCCAGTGTGAAAGGAAACGCGGGAGCCAGCCAATCTGCTCAGGGGCGCGGGCTTTATGATGACCGGGAGCCAGCATTTTGAGGCGTTCCGCTCCGTTCTCAGTGGACTGGTAAATAGAGACCCACTCCTGCAAGGAGCTTTTACCAATACCAGCCCGCTGACCTTTGCGGGCGCTGGCAATCTCGACGGCCCCGAGCAGTGTCGGTGGCAGTGCGCCAGTCCTGGAGCCATTAACAATCTGCTCGACAGCTGAGGCACGAGACACGCCAGCGGCGCAGAGGGTGAGGACGTTCTGGGCCAGCAGTGCTCGGGCGTCAGAGATGCGGCGCTGCTTCTCGGTCAGTGTGTTGACCTCCCGCTCCAGCAGGGCCGGACACTGGCGAATAAGTGCCAGCTTGTTACGTGGCTTGATAGAAGACTTCGCCGCTGGTGTGGCCACTGGCTCTGTTTTAGCGGCCTTCTCCATCAGTTCGCTGTAATGACGCTGGCGAATCACTTTCTGCGCTTCGGCTGGCAGACAGTCAATATGATATTCAAAGGCTTTAGAACCATCACGCTTGCGAACCAAATCAGGAGTTAGCACTTTTATTTTACCCAGCACGTAATGGCATCCCTGAATACTTCCCGGCATTCCTGGAAGCCCTACCAATTCTTTGATTGTTAGAAACATAGTCAGGATGCCTTCTTCAGACTGGCGTAACGACTTGGCCAGATTTGCTCCGGCGAAACACCAATAGCTTCAGCGATGATTCTTTCGCCTTTGGGATAAGCACGTGCCAGAGCATTTTTTAAAGTACTTGGACTTAACCCCGCCTGTACTGAAAGTTCCCGAACTGAAACGCCGCGCTTATGCAATGCAGCCACAATGTCGATGCGATGCCAGTCACTGGCCCGAGTAGCTTCTAATCTGTTCATTCTTCGTTTACCCTTATTTGTTGCGCCGTGGACTAATCCCGCAAGCTAAGCCTGCAAGGTAAGTCCGTGGGGTAAGTATTGATCCACTTGTGCTTCATGTAAATCAAAAAATCGACTTTATTTTGTCTCATTGAGATCAATTTAAGTTAAAGGGAAATTAATCCAATTCATTCAATTAGTTAGGAGTTTTTAAAGTGAGCGATAAAAAAACAAGTGAACTTGATTTTGATGGGGTAGGAAAAACAAGTATCCCAGACCGATTAAGGAAGCTTATTGGAGAGCGAAGCGTTAGACAGGCGGCAGCGGATTGGGGGCTGTCGTTCTCCACATTAAACAACTACCTAACCAGGGGGACTGAGCCGTCTCTCAATGTGGCAATAAAAATAGCTAATGTGGAGCGCGTGACCGTTGAATGGCTTGCCACTGGTCGTGAGACTTCGGCAATCCCAGCAAGCGCTGTCGGTACTGCACCATCGGCTATTGAGCATGGGGAATATTTGTGGAGGGCGGTATACGACTCTCTTAGAAGTGATGAAAGAGAAGCCTTGATTAAGCTCATCCATCGAAAGGGTGTTGAGGGGATTTTGTCTATGGGGGGTGGAGTTCTGGGGCATGAAGGCATACAGCAGACACTGACACCGCAGATGAAACAAATTATAGAATTAATTGAAACCTGCGACGACGCACAGCTCAAAGAGATTTTGCAGGACGTTGCGGACCTTAAAAGTGCAACTCTGCCTGGTGCAGAAAGTGTGAGCCAGGTATCAAAAAAAGTCAGTTGAATCAGGCCGGTAGGCTCCGTTGGTGTCTACATTGCACGCCTCACTGTATAAAGAAAAGAACCAACGATGCGGTTTTTTCTAGAAAGATACTTCAAGAACAACAATCATTTTTTTGATATTAAAATCAATGTGTTGCTTGAATAGTCCGTTACAGTCTGAAAAGAACTTGCCCGGTCTTTTGTCTGAGATCTAAAAGACTGGTTTATGGGCGGCAGAACAGCAAAGCTAAGGCAGGGATTACAATCGTTTAAAAGGTGTTTAAACGCGATCAGTTGATTGGTATTGCAGTCCAGAATTGACAGCAATAAATGGTATTTTTCGGCACTCTATCCAGAATAGTCCAAAATCGTGATTTTTCTCTAACCTCCCCAGCTGACGCGGCCCGCGTCGATTTTTTCGAGCCTCCCCCACAGTCCAGAATTGATCACCTCCCCACAGATTGCGGCGATTAAAGTGTTTATGCGCCAGCTTGCAGCACTGAACAAAAATATCGATCAGCTTTCTGCGGGCGGTGCGGATTTAACCCGCCGCTTACCGGACAGCCGCAGCCCTGAGTTCAATCAGATCAACCAGAGCTTCAACAGCTTCCTGACTTTCCTGCAATCCATTCTGCGTCAGGTGGGTGACAGCAGTCTGGCGATCACTTCAGCTTCGCGCCAGATTGCCAGCGGTAACCTGGACTTGTCAGCGCGAACTGAAGAACAGGCCAGTTCTATTGTCGAAACGGCAGCCTCAATGGAACAGCTGACCAGCACCGTGAAACAGAATGCAGCCAATGCCGAAGGCGCTAACCAGCTGGCGCGTGATGCGTCGGCCGTCGCGGAAAAAGGTTCGGAAGTGGTGAAACAGGTGGTTGAGACAATGGGGTCGATCACCCGTTCCTCCCACAAAATCGTCGATATCATCAGTGTTATTGATGGCATCGCTTTCCAGACCAACATTCTGGCGCTGAATGCGGCGGTTGAAGCGGCGCGTGCCGGTGAACAGGGACGCGGTTTCGCCGTGGTGGCCTCCGAAGTGCGCAGTCTGGCGCAACGTTCGGCGACCTCTGCGCGTGAAATCAAAAAGCTGATTGAGGATTCTGTGGCCGATATTTCCACCGGCAGCCGGCTGGTGGCGACGGCGGGAACGACAATGGATGAAGTCATGGGCGGCGTGAACAACGTGGCGACGCTGATGAACGAGATCATGTCTTCCAGTCAGGAGCAAAGTCTGGGCATTGAGCAGGTTAACGTGGCTATTACGCAGCTGGATAACGCCACGCAGCAGAACGCCGCGCTGGTCGAACAGGTTTCTGCCGCTGCGCAGGCGATGCAGGATCAGACCGTTCAGCTGGAAACCGTGGTTGCGGGCTTTAAGCTTTAATTACGTCTGATGAAAAGTGTTTAGCGTTGAGCGGTAAGTGAGCGATCACTTACCGTTTTTTATTTTACGCCATACTCAGTAAAAGTCGTTTTCCGTCATGAAGTTAATCAGGCTGGTCAGTTTGGCGCGTGGCCTGAAATCAGGCAGATACACCAGATGTACCGCCCGGGGTTTTGGGATAAAAGATCCCAGCACCGGGATCAGCTTGCCGCTGGCGATATCCTCGGCCAGCAATACTTTGGGCTGCAACAGCAAACCGGCACCTTCCAGCGCGGCAGCACGCAGCGCATGACCGTCATTAGAGACATAACGGCTGTTGACCGGCCACGCTGACGTTGTGCGTTCTGCATTCGCCAGATGCCAGCCTTCGCTCTGATTCCAGACGGTATGCACCAGGCAGGGATGCGTTTTCAAATCTTCCGGGGTCACGGGCGTACCGAACCGCTGTAAATAGTCCGCAGAAGCGCAGATCACCATTTCATAAGGCTTCAGCGGTTTCGCGACAAGGCGGTCGTCTCCGATTTCGCCAATACGAATTGCTGCGTCAAAACCTTCACCGATCAAATCCACCCGCGCGTTGCTCAGTATCAGTTCCACGTTCACTTTTGGGTTTTTTTGCAGGTAGCGGGCCAGCAGGGGGGCCACCACGCTGGAACCGAGGGATACCGGCGCGCTGACCCTGAGCAATCCGGTCGGTACGCTTTGCAGGCTTTCCATCGCGCTTTCTGTGAATTTCATCTGCTCCAGCACTCGTTTGCCGTTTTCATAAAACACTTCACCGGCATCGGTCAGGCTTTGCCTGCGCGTGGTGCGTTGCAGCAGGCGGGCATTGAGATGCTTTTCCAGTTGCTGGATATGTTTGCCGACCATCACTGCGGAGATCCCCAGCTTTTCTGCCGCAGTGCTGAAATTTCCGGTTTCTACTACGCTGACAAAAACTTCGATATTCCGCAGCTTATCCACATTACAAACCCTGAGTTAGAACAGAACGAATAATACGAGTCTATATCTAACCCAAAGTTTGGTGAAAGATGTACCGACAAACAACATTGAGGAATCTGTGATGAAAATTTTAGTGATTGGCGGGACTGGAACATTGGGCAAAGCTGTGGCGCGTGAATTTACCGGTGAGCATGAAGTGATCACGGCAGGGAAAACGCGGGGTGATTTTCAGGTCGATATCACCGATGAAAACAGCGTAAAAGCGCTTTTCAAAAGCACAGGAAAGGTCGATGCGATTATCTCCACCACCGGCAGCCTGCACTTCGGCCCGCTGACTGAAATGACCGCAGAACAATTCAATACGGGTTTACAGAACAAACTGCTCGGGCAGGTGCGTATTGCGCTGATCGGTCAGTCATTCCTCAACGATGGCGGCTCTGTCACGCTGACCAGCGGGATCATTGCCGATGAACCTATCCGTCAGGGCGCAAACGCCACCACGGTAAATGCCGCCGTTGAAGGTTTTGTCCGTGGTGCGGCAATTGAACTGCCACGAGGTATCCGCATCAACGTGGTCAGCCCGACGTTAGTGGAAGAGTCGCTGAACGCTTACGGCTCGTTCTTCCCTGGCTTTGAAGCCGCACCGGCAGCACGTGTGGCGAAAGCGTATCGCCGCAGCGTAGAAGGCGCGCAGACCGGACGCGTTTATAAAGTCTGGTAAGGCGTAATCCTTTGAATAAAATAAAAAACCCACATTTCAGGATGTGGGTTTTCTTTGTCGCGAAGGACAGATTACTTACCGATACAGAAACTGGAGAAGATCCGCCCCAGTAAATCGTCAGACGTAAATTCGCCGGTGATTTCGCTCAGCGACTGCTGCGCCAGACGCAGTTCCTCTGCCAGTAATTCACCGGCCCAGGCGCCAAGTAACTGGTCTTTACCCTGCACCAGATGCTGTGCAGCGTCTTCCAGTGCGTGCAGATGACGGCGACGGGCGAGGAATCCACCTTCCATATTGTGATTAAAGCCCATGACCTGTTTCAGATGGTCACGCAGCAGATCAACACCGTCGCCGGTACGGGCAGAAAGGCGAATAAGTGAGTGACCATTCACTTCGGTTTGCCCCAGCGCTTCGCCGGTAATATCGGCTTTATTGCGCACAACGACAATCGGTAAAGTCGCAGGCAGACGTGCCATAAATTCTGGCCAGATTTCCGCAGGCTCGGTCGCCGCCGTGGTGGTTCCGTCTACCATAAACAGCACTAAGTCAGCCTGTTCGATCTCATTCCATGCACGTTCGATACCAATGCGCTCAACTTCGTCGCTCGCTTCACGTAAACCGGCGGTATCGATAATGTGCAAAGGCATGCCGTCGAGGTGGATATGTTCGCGTAAAACGTCACGCGTGGTGCCTGCGATATCGGTAACGATCGCTGCTTCACGACCGGCCAGCGCGTTCAGCAGGCTGGATTTACCGGCGTTCGGACGCCCGGCAATCACCACTTTCATCCCTTCACGCAGCAGGCTGCCCTGACGCGCTTCAGCACGTACCGCATCCAGATCGCCCATCACTGTATTGAGTTTGGCTTCGATTTTGCCGTCAGACAGGAAGTCGATTTCTTCATCCGGGAAGTCGATAGCGGCTTCAACAAAGATCCGCAGGTGAGTGAGTGCTTCCACCAGATGATGAATACGGTGAGAGAATGCGCCCTGTAAGGAGTTAACCGCAGAACGTGCGGCCTGCTCAGAGCTGGCGTCGATAAGATCAGCAATCGCCTCTGCCTGCGCCAGATCGAGCTTATCGTTGAGGAACGCCCGTTCAGAGAATTCGCCCGGACGCGCAATACGCACGTTTTCCAGCGCGATAATGCGTTTGAGCAGCAAATCCAGGATCACCGGGCCGCCGTGGCCTTGCAGCTCAAGCACGTCTTCACCGGTAAACGAATTCGGGCCGGGGAACCACAGCGCGATGCCCTGATCCAGCGTACTGCCGTCTGCATCCTGAAACGGCAGATAATCGGCATAGCGCGGTTTGGGCAGTTTACCTAAGACAGCCTGCGCCACATCACGCGCCGCTCGGCCGGAAATGCGCAAAATGCCCACACCACCGCGGCCGGGTGGGGTTGCCTGGGCAATAATGGTATCTGAGGTGCTCATAACGTTTTTCCCATCGGGTATTTACGGATATGCAAAAGGCGATCAAATGATCGCCTTTGTTTTTTATCATCAAGTTTAGCTGTCAGGACGAAATACGCCCTGACATTCACTTATGACTTTTTCTTGTCGCGGCTGTGCAGGCCA